GGAACTACAGATAAAGGTAATAAAATTGTCTATTCTGACGGTACAAATGTAATTGATGTATTTGCTAACCAAAATCAGATAGGTTTATTTAGTATTCCACAGTCTGATGGTACAAATGGACAGGCTTTATTAACTGATGGATCAGGTAATTTAAGCTTTGGAGACGCAGGAATAACAACAGGAAAAGCTATTGCAATGGCAATCGTTTTCGGATAAAAGGAGTAAATTATGGCAAACCCAAATATAGTAAATGTAACATCAATCGTAGGCGGTAACTTAGGTTTTAATCTAACTGCTACTGCAACTACAACTTTATTAACAGTTGATGCAGACAAAATTTTAAAAATAAACAGAATCACAGTTGCAAACGTTGATGGAACAAATGCTGCAGATGTAGATTTGTTTGTTGATGGTATGGGTAACGGAGCAGCAGGAATCACTGCAACAGGTGATTCAACAGTATATTTAGCAAAAACAGTTTCAGTACCAGCAGACGCAACGTTGGTATTATCAGATACACCTATCTATTTAATGGAAGGTGACATTCTTAAAGGTGGAGCTAGTGCTGCATCTGATTTAGATTTATTTATTTCATATGAAGTATTAGACGACGCTTAGGAGGTTTAAATTATGGCGCAAGGAAATGGCGGAATAATTGGACCAGTCAATACTACATCCTTTGGTAAAAATACTATTACATCTAAAACTTGTACAGGAACAATCACAACACAACCTGGTACTAGAGTTGTACAAACTGTAGTTGTCGCTGGTGGCGGTGGTGGAGGATCTGGTCCTACTCCAGTTGATGCAGGTTTTGCAGGTGGTGGTGCAGGTGGTCTTAGAAATATAAATTGCATTTCAGTTAGTGGTAATACACCTTATCCAGTTACAGTTGGTGGTGGTGGAGCTGCAGGCTCTGCATGGCCAGCAGGTGCAGGTTCTAATGGTTCAAATTCAGTAGCAGATTTTTCATCAAACCCTATTACATCAAACGGTGGTGGCGGTGGTGGAGGTAGAACAAATCCATCAAATGTTTGCGCTACTAAAGGTCAAGATGGTGGATCAGGTGGTGGTGCTTCAACTTATTGTACAAGTCCAAGTGGAGGTGGATGTGGTAATACTCCTCCGACAACTCCTCCTCAAGGAAATAATGGAGGAACAGCTGTTTGTTCAAGAGGTGGTGCAGGAGGTGGTGGTGCTTCTGCCGTAGGAGGATCAACTAGTTTTTCTTCTTCAGGTGCAAACGGAGGAGCGGGTTTAGATATAAGTTTAGATTTCCCAGGAACACCTAATTGCGGAGTTTATGCAGGTGGTGGAGGTGGCGGTGGAAGAGATGGTAAAGGATGTGGAGGAACAGGTGGTGGAGGAGCAGGTTCTTGTTCACCAACAGCAGCTACCGCAGGTACAACTAACACTGGTGGCGGTGGCGGTGGAGGTGGTACTACAGGAGCAGGTGGTGGACCAGGAGGAGCAGGTGGCTCTGGAATAGTTATAGTAAAAGAATTAGATAAAGCATCAGGAGTTTTCTCATTAGCAGATCAACTTGATGCAATAGAAGATGGCACATGGCCAAAAAGAACAGCAAACATAGATTATATGGTCGTTGCTGGTGGTGGAGCTGGAGCAGGTTCAGGTGGAATAGGTGGTGGTGGAGGTGCAGGAGGTTATCGTGCATCAGGATATGGACCAAGTCCACTTCAAGGATCAGCACAAGAATTAAGTTTAGGAAGTTATTCAATAACAGTTGGAGCAGGAGCAGCTGGTTATCATCCATCTTACTCGCCAGGATCTTTTGGTTCAAATTGTTCTGGTAAAGGAAATGATTCTATTTTTGGTACAATTACATCTGCTGGTGGTGGAGGTGGTGGAGTAGGTGGTTCTACTTGTGCTCCTGGTCACGGAGGACCAGGTGGTTCTGGAGGTGGTGGTAATGGAGGTTGGAAAACTCCTGGAGGTTCAGGTAATACACCTCCTGTCAATCCACCACAAGGAAACAATGGTGGTAATGCAGGTCCTGTATGTTACGCTGGTGGTGGCGGTGGTGGAGCAGGTGCAGTAGGAACAGCAGGTCAACCTAGTAGAGCTGGAGGTGCTGGAGGTACTGGAGTACCTAATGATATTACAGGATCAGCTATAACAGTAGCTGGAGGAGGTGGTGGTGCAAGTTGCCCTGGAGGGCCTTGTACTTTTGCTTCTGGAGGTGCAGGTGGTGGTGGAGATGGACTTAATTGTGCTGCTCCTAGTCCAAGTCAAAATGCAACAGTAAACACTGGTGGTGGTGGAGGTGGTGGCGGTAATAATGCTGCAGGTTCAGGCGGTTCAGGTATCGTGATCGCAAGAGCGCCATTAACATCAGGAGTTATTTTATCAGCAAATCCAGGATGTGCGGGATCTGTATCTCAAGCACCAGATGGTGGACAGATTGCAACCTTTACAGCTTCAGGAGATTTAGGAATTTTAGATAGTGGATGTGGTGTCGCTTTAGATTATTTAGTTGTTGCTGGCGGCGGAGGTGGTGGTGGAGCTCAAGGTGGTGGAGGTGGAGCTGGTGGTTATAGAACTTCTTATTGTTCACCTTCAGTTTCAGTTTTAAATTTAGGATCAGGGTCTTATACAATTACAGTAGGGGCTGGTGGAAGTGGATCTCCTAATTCAGCAGGAACTTCTGGAAACCCTTCTTTATTTTTTGGTATTATATCTACAGGAGGTGGTGGAGCAGGTGGTGGAGCAGCTGCTGCAAGTAATGGAGGTTCAGGTGGTGGAGCGAGAGGTGTTGGTCCAGCATCTGGAGGAACAGGAAATACTCCTCCAGTAAGTCCTCCACAAGGAAACGCGGGTGGAGCAGGACCTCAACCAGATTGTACTGGAGGAGGTGGTGGAGGATCCGCTGCTGCAGGAACTGCAGGTGGACCTAGAGCAACTATTGCACCAGGTGGAGCAGGAACAGAAAATAGTATTTCAGGATCTCCAGTGTTTTACTCTGGAGGAGGTGGGTCAGGACAAGGTGGAAGCCCTCCACAAGGTGGTGGAGGTGGACTTGGTGGAACAGGTGGTGGAGGTCGAGGTGGAGATGGATGTAATTCAGCTGCTGCAGGAACGGCAAATACTGGAGGTGGAGGTGGTGGTGGAGCAAACCCAAGTGCTGTAGGACCTACTGGATATAATGTTGGTCAAACAGGCGGTTCAGGTATTGTTATTGTAAGATCACCAACAGGAGCTCCTTTATCCGTAGCTCCTTGTACAAACACAGTTTCTTGTGTATCTGGTGCAACAGTAGCTACATTCACGGTTTCTGGAACTTTAACTGTTAATTAAAATATGTTAATAGACAAACGTTTTAAAATAAACTATAATAGATAACTTAAGGAGATAAAAATATGGCACATTTCGCAGAATTAAAAACAAAAGTAGATCCAACAGGATTCACAACTGATACTCATCAGATTGTTGAAAGAGTTGTTGTTGTAGGAAATGACATTGCAGCAAACGGCGGAACTCTTGCAGATAATGATATGCACCAAGACGGTGAAACATGGTGTATCAATTTTTTCAAAGGTGGAATCTGGAAACAAACTTCTTACAATCATAATTTTAGAAAACAATATGCAGGTATAGGCATGGTCTATGATCCTGTAAAAGATAAATTTTTAAGTCCACAACCTTTCGCATCTTGGTCACTCGATGCAAGTGACGATTGGCAAGCACCTATTGCTTATCCAACAATCACAGATGATGGTGCAGATCCAGTTGTTTGGAGATATATTATTTCTTGGAACGATACAAAATATCAAGCCGACAACACTAAAGGTTGGGAAGCAACTAAATCAAACGATACATCGGAAACACCTACCAAATACGATTGGAATGGCACAGCTTGGGTGTCCGAATAGGAGACTCAAATGGCCAGAACCAATGGCGGTATAATCGGTAAAACAAATAAAACTTCTTTCGGGAAGTGCACGGTTACATTTAAAACATCTACAGGTGCAATTACAACACAACCAGGAACTAGAATTGCACAAGTTTTAGTTGTCGCTGGTGGTGCTAGTGGTGGTACTAATTATGGTGGAGGTGGAGGCGCAGGTGGTCTTCGATGTGTTCAAATAAATGTATGTGGTGGTACACCCTACACAGCTACAGTTGGTGGTGGTGGAGCTGCTAAAGGACCAGAAACTGATCAAAATGGTAATGCTGGTAATCCCTCAAGTTTTTCAACAATTACATCTTCTGGTGGATCAGCTGGAGCAGGAAATAGTGCTGGTACACCAACAGGTGGTGGTTCTGGTGGTGGTGATGCTTGGAATGCTTCTGGAGCCCCTGGTAACTTTCCTCCTGTTAGTCCTCCTCAAGGAAATGATGGCGGAAATGCTGTAACTGCTCCCTCTTATGCTTCTGGTGGTGGCGGTGGACACGCAGCTGTAGGTGGTAATGCTAGTCATCCAGGACCTACTCCTGGAGTTGGTTTAGGTGGTGCGGGTGGTGCAGGAACAGATGTATCAGCTATTTATGGAAATTATGGTCCAACTTGTTCAGTCTTTGCTGGTGGAGGTGGTGGAGGTGGTGGAGGTTATAATCCTGGTCCAGGTATTCAACAACCTTTTAACCCTGGCCCTGGTGGAGCAGGTGGGGGTGGAGCAGGTGCAGGAAATACTCCATCTGTAGGAACTCCTGGAGTTACAAACACTGGTGGTGGTGGCGGTGGTGGAAATAATCAAGAAAAAACAAGTGGAGCAGGCGGATCAGGAATCGTAGTCGTAAAAGAATTAAACAAAGCAAGTGGTGTCTGGAGCTTACAATCTCAAATGGCAGCCAAGCAACAAGGAACGTGGCCTGATGGAACAACTGTTTTAGGAGTAGATGTAGATTATCTTGTCGTTGCTGGAGGTGGTTCAGGTGGTAATCAACCAGGTCAAGGTGGAACTGGTGGAGGTGGTGCAGGAGGTTATCGTGCGTCAGGATATGGTCCAAGTCCATTACAAGGATCTGCATTAAGTGGAAACACTTTAACAACTGGAGATTATACAATAACAGTTGGAGGTGGTGGTGCAGCAGGCTCACCTTGTGGTTCAGGTAATGCAGGAAATAATTCAGAATTTAGTACAATAACATCTACTGGAGGTGGTAGAGGTGCAATTTATCCAGCGCCTTTATCAATCGGAGGAGATGGTGGATCTGGTGGTGGAGGTGGAGCAGTAGAAAATGGAGGACCTGCAGCAGGAGGTTCTGGTAATACACCACCAGTTAGTCCTCCACAAGGAAATCCTGGAGGAACAACTTCAGGAACTGATCCAGGTGCTAATTCAAGTTCAGGTGGTGGTGGAGCTACAGCTTCTGGAAGTGCAGGAGGATCTAACGGTGGAAATGGTGGAGCAGGAGCACCAAATGATATTACAGGATCAGCAACAAATTATGCTGGTGGAGGTGGTGGAGGTTCAAGATTTGGCCCTTCTGGTGGAACAGGAGGAACAGGTGGTGGTGGACCTGGAGCTACAGGATGTGGAAATGATGGAACTGCAGGAACTGCTAATACTGGAGGTGGTGGAGGTGGTTCTGGAAGAGGATCAGCTAATGGTGGAGCAGGTGGTTCAGGTATTGTTATTGTAAGGGCTCCTAGTGCTGCAATATTTGCTGTAAGTCCTTGTACAAACACTACATCAACTACACCAGGTGGATGTAAAGTTGCAACGTTTACAGTTTCAGGAACATTGACTATTTCTAAATAAATGTTATAAAAAGTTTATAAAGAAATATGAACCTTACAAATTATTATTGGTATTTTAAATCTGCAATTCCAGAACGTATCTGTGATGACATTGTAAAGTATGGTCATCAAATGCAAGATCAAATGGCAGTCACTGGTGGTTATGGTGATTCTAAAAAATTAAATTCAAAACAAGTTAAAGATTTAAAAAAGAAAAGAAACTCAGACATTGTTTGGATGAATGATAGATGGGTTTATAAAGAAATACAACCTTATGTGCATCAAGCAAACGCTAATGCTGGTTGGAATTTTAATTGGGATTTTAGTGAGTCTTGTCAATTTACAAAATATAAAAAAGGCCAGTATTATGATTGGCATTGTGATAGCTGGGATCAACCTTATCAACGACAACAAGGTGATCCATCACATGGTAAGATTAGAAAACTATCTGTAACCGTAACTTTATCAGATCCAAAAGATTATAAAGGTGGTGAGTTAGAATTTGATTTTAGAAATCTTGATCCAGACAAAAAAAGAAACGTTAGAAAATGTACAGAGATATTACCCAAAGGATCTTTAGTTGTATTTCCTTCATTTGTATGGCATAGAGTATGTCCAGTGAAAAGTGGTGAAAGAAATAGTTTGGTGATTTGGAACTTAGGATATCCATTTAGATAGGAGAAATATGAAAAAGAAAAAAGCAAAAGTTAAAAAACAAAAAGTAAAAAAAGAAAACGTATTATCGTTTCCAAAAAAATTACAATTAGAACAATATTTTGCATCACCTATATGGTGGGCTGATGAACCTAGTTTTGTTGATAAATTAAATAAAGCATCAGATCCATATATTGAAGAATCTAAGAAAAATTTAAAACCAGCTATTGATGAACGTAATAAAAAGTTTGGTAACAAAGGTGATATGGGTCACGTGTTTCATTCTACAAGTTTAATTGGTGATCCTAATTTTGCAGAGTTACAAAATTACGTAGGTGCAACCGCACATAATTTATTAAATGAAATGGGTTTTGATTTAACAAACTACCAAGTGTTTATTACAGAATTATGGGTACAAGAATTTGCAGAAAAAGGTGCAGGTTATCATACTTTACATACACATTGGAATGGTCACATATCTGGTTTTTATTTTTTAAAAGCAAGTGAAGCAACATCTATGCCTTTATTCGAAGATCCAAGAGCAGGTAATATGATGAATTTATTACCAGAAAAAGATAAGAAAAATGTAACTTATGCATCTACACAAATTAATTACAAAGTAAATCCTGGTCGTATGATATTCTTTCCATCATATATGCCACATCAATATGTAACCGATATGGGTTACGAACCATTTAGATTTATACATTGGAATTGTCAGGCAATACCAAAATCAGTTTTACAATACAGAGGAGAAAACGATGTCATTCAAAAAAAATAAATACACAGTTTTAAAATCAGCTATCTCACCAGAACTTGCAGATTTTGTATACAAATATTTTTT